CTCTCACTAAAGGAGAATGCCTGACCAGCAGTATTGATATCGTAGGTTCCAGCACCACCTACACCACCAAAGGATGTAGATTGGATATTGGTTCCTGAAGCGGAGTAAGAAGCACCAATTCGGGTGGATTGAACAGCAGCACCATCAACTTTCAATTGAATAGAATCAGTAATTCTTGATGTAATTTCAGCAGCATTAGAAGGAATAGCAAAGAATAACGAAGAGATTAGAAGTAATCTTTTCATTTTCTTGTATGGAATGAGACCATAATTATTTAGTCCTGTCCCCATATTGGGACATGCTGACAGGGGGTATTGACAGATCTTTACATTTCCTATATACTTCTGTCATACTTCTTTACAAAACCAATGACTGTTACAACTAATGAGTACGGACAGCAGAACATGTGGGCAAAAGAGCCTGACATGGTATATCAAGAGTACAACCGTAAGGGACTGCTGACCCCCATGCAGATGACTGAGATGTATAATGGACGCTGGGCGATGCTAGGGATCATCGCAGGTGCTGTATCGTATGTTGCCACTGGCAAACTGTTTTTTGGCATTTTCTGACAGAGGGCTTGACTATGACCGCCACTTTCTTTACAATGGTAAGCGTCGCCTGGTTCGTTCTCCTGGCGGCATCCGTAGAAAAAATTTGCGAGACCTATTGATGGCTACCTTTAACGTTACTCTTCAATCCCCTGATGGCACCGAAACGACTATCGAATGTCCTGACGACCAATATATTCTTGACGCTGCTGAAGAAGCTGGCGTTGATCTACCTTCCAGTTGCCGTGCTGGTGCTTGCTCTGCTTGTGCTGGCAAACTGATTAGCGGCACCGTGGATAATGAGGAGCAATCGTTCCTTGATGACGAACAAATTGCTGATGGTTGGGTGCTCACCTGTGTGGCATATCCTACCAGCGACTGTGTAATCCTTACCGAGCAAGAGGAAAACCTGTGACTGTCGCACCCTTTGCACCGTCTGCCGCCGTCCCAACTACTCACGCAACGGCAGATATGCTTGGTCAATTATCAATTGCTTTACAAGAACTTGTAGAATCTGGTGCCTGGACTAACGGACAAGAACTAGAAGTCAAGATCGCTGGCACCCTCAAGAACGACAAGTTTATTGTCATCAAACCTATCAAAGAAAAACTTATTTGTAATCCTAATCCTGAACTGAAACAAAAACATGACCCGAGTACCTGAAGTAACTTTCCACACCCGTGTCCGCGATGAAAGCATCGAAGGACCCAACCCATATCGTTGGCAAGATGTAACCACTGCTGACTTGTTCGCAGGCAAGCGTGTGGTTGTATTCTCTCTGCCTGGAGCATTCACTCCTACTTGTTCTACATACCAGCTTCCTGGTTATGATTCTAAGTTCGAGGAATTCCAAGCACTCGGTATCGATGAAGTATATTGTCTGTCAGTCAATGACAGTTTTGTTATGAACGCTTGGTTCAAACAACAAGAGGTAAAGAATGTCAAACCTATCCCTGATGGTAGCGGCGATTTTACTTATAGCATGGGTATGTCTGTCGCAAAGATCAACCTAGGTTTTGGTTACAGATCCTGGCGCTATGCTATGGTAGTGAATGATGGTGAGATCGAAATGATGTTCGAAGAGCCTGGCAAGGTGGGTAACTGCCCTGTCGATCCTTATGAAGTGAGCGATCCTGATACTGTGCTAGAATATCTGCGGGGATATGCTCGTAAAGATGCTTAAGTATATCGTCGCTGAGATCCGCTGGGGTTCTCTATCCCCACAACAAAAAGAAAAACTCTCTACACTATCTCTAGTAGAGACTTTACGCTCTCCCTACCTTGAGTACAAGTACTCTTCTCCAAACCAAACACAAACATTACGGAGGTTCAAATGAAATCACCTTTCGGTTTTACCCCTGAGGCAGAGATCCTCAACGCACGTCTGGCGATGCTCGGTTTCGTCATTGCTGTTGGCACCTACATGACTACGGGACAAATCATCCCTGGCGTGTGGTGATAAATAATAATTGAATATCGTCGGCGTAAGCCAAAGGGACCCCTGCTAAATAACAGAAGGTCCCTTTTTTGTAAAATTTTAAATAGATATGGAACTATATACTGTCCAAAGATTTAATAAAGGAGAAAATTCTTGGGAAGATATTGATATGGCAAAAGAAGTACCTTATCAAAAAGCTTTGGGTTTTATTCAGAAAATCTCCCAGGTCGGGGGAAAAATTGATCACTTGAGAATACAAAAATTGTGACAGAACAACAAATCTTTCACATCTACAAGAAGGGATCCAGCGAGGTTGTCAAGCACTCCCTGACAGTTGATGAACTGGAACAAATGATCGCAGAAAGGAAGGTGGATTGGTTGCGCTGGGAGATCCAACCATGCTATACTGAGTACTCAGTCGGGGAAGCGTCCTTCTGAATGAGTACAAATACTCAAATCTGAGGACTTGACGGATTCCCGACCACCTGCTACAATAAATACATGAACAAATGTTACGAACCTTAAAGAGTTTGTAACATGTCTCACACCCCAAACCGAGACCTATAGGGTGTATAAATCACGTCTCTCATATCCCCGCTGAGGGTGCGGGGAGCATAGTATCTCCACCATTCCCTGATGGTCTTACTAATACTTTCATAACAATGACTGCAACTCTTTCACAACAACGTTCTACTAATGCTTGGGACTCATTCTGCGAGTGGGTAACTAGCACCAACAACCGCCTTTATGTGGGTTGGTTCGGCACCCTGATGATCCCTTGCTTGCTTGCTGCAACCATCTGTTTCATCGTTGCCTTCATCGCCGCTCCCCCTGTGGATATTGACGGCATCCGCGAACCAGTCGCTGGTTCTCTTATGTATGGAAACAACATCATCTCTGGTGCTGTAGTTCCTTCAAGCAACGCTATTGGTCTGCACTTCTATCCCATCTGGGAAGCAGCATCTCTAGATGAGTGGCTATATAATGGCGGACCTTTCCAACTGGTCGTCTTCCATTTTCTGATTGGTATCTATGCCTACATGGGTCGTGAGTGGGAACTTTCCTACCGTCTGGGTATGCGTCCCTGGATCTGCGTTGCTTATAGTGCTCCTGTTGCCGCTGCTTCTGCAGTTTTCCTTGTCTATCCTTTCGGTCAAGGTTCCTTCAGTGATGCAATGCCTCTCGGAATCTCGGGTACGTTTAACTACATGCTCGTCTTCCAAGCAGAACACAATATCCTTATGCATCCGTTCCATATGCTTGGCGTGGCTGGGGTATTTGGTGGCAGCCTCTTTAGTGCTATGCACGGAAGTCTGGTTACGTCTTCACTCGTTCGTGAGACGACTGAATCTGAATCACAAAACTACGGTTACAAGTTCGGACAAGAAGAAGAGACCTACAACATCGTAGCCGCTCACGGTTACTTCGGTCGCCTGATCTTCCAATACGCTTCTTTCAACAACTCACGTTCGCTGCACTTCTTCCTTGCTGCTTGGCCTGTAGTTGGTATCTGGTTTGCTGCTCTTGGTGTTAGCACTATGGCATTCAACCTGAATGGTTTCAACTTCAACCAGTCTCTCCTAGATAATAACGGTCGTGTTATTAACACTTGGGCAGACATCCTCAACCGTGCTAACCTCGGTTTTGAAGTGATGCACGAGCGTAATGCTCACAACTTCCCTCTCGATCTTGCTGCTGCTGATAGCACTCCTGTTGCTCTGACTGCACCTGCAATCGGTTGACAAGTTGAATACAATCTGATAAACTGGGGGTCGAAAGGCCCTCTTTTTTTATGGAAATTACTGCTTATACAACACAAGGATGTTTCTATTGCGACAAACTAAAAGAGTTATTTTCTCGTGCTGGGGTAGAATATACTACGCTCATGGCAGGAGAAGATTTTACTAGGGAAGAATTTATAGAAAGATTTCCACACGCAATTGGGTATCCCCATGTTATTATTGATGGACAACCAGTAGGAGGTCTAGTAGAAACAGCAAAACTATTCTTGGAAAAAGGTTTGGTGTCTTCAAAGAAAAATGTCTGATTACAAAATAAATAGAGGTGTCGAACTCATGATGAGGGGGGCGAAACCGAAGGAAGAAAAAGAAGAGTACAGAAAACCAGAGCATGGTGTGCTCATTACTAAGGTATTCACCCTCCTAAGAAGAAAAGTCTACTTCAACTTAGAAATTAGGTGGGAAAAGGAAAAAGACTAGTTCGGAGTTGAACAAATGGCACAAGCAACGATCGTTTACTTTTCAGCAACAGTTTCATTCATCTTTCTGTGTGTTGGGGTGATTGCTGGATGGACAGCAAACGAGAAGCTACACGAGTTCATGTATGGCAGAGCGGAAGTAGAGAATGTCCATCCTGAGATGCTCGATGAAGATGGTTACCTCATCAACGAAGAACTACTATCAGTCAGATTCATCGATGAAGACGACGAAGATTACGAAGACTAAATACCCTTACGATATCAATTAGGTCATGCAATTATTACTACATGAAGTGCTACAGAAAGTAAGCAACGCCAAAACAAAAGCAGAAAAGATCAAACTTCTACAGGAGTACAACACTCCAGCACTCAGACAAATTCTGATTGCCAACTTTGATGAGAGTGTGGTTTCTATGCTTCCTGATGGGGACGTTCCTTACAAAGCAAATGAAGCTCCAGAAGATACAGAGCATACGAAACTACTCCATGAGTATCGTAAGCTCTATCTCTTCTTCAAAGGAGGTGCTAACATCTCTCAGACCCGCCGTGAAACCCTCTTTATTCAACTGCTAGAGGGTCTCCACAGGGGTGAAGCAGAGGTGCTGTGTCTGATGAAGGACAAGAAACTTGGCAAGCGTTGGAAGATCACCAAGCAGTGTGTAGAGGAAGCATATCCTCAGATCAAGTGGGGAGGTCGCAGTTGAGTGTAAGAATTCTCCATCAAAATTGTGATCCCTCTCTTGCAGATGATAAGTCTTTACCTTATACTGCATATCTTGTAGAGTATGATGATGAGAATAATACATGTTATGACATCGTTATCTGCAATAAGAAAACTGATATCTTCGATCACTATTGGGACAGATATCGTGAAGGATTGATTAGATTCACGCAAACAGAAGGTCGTGTCAATCCTAAATTATGGGGTAATCAACAATCATCCAAGAAAAAGAAATGAGCGCAAATCAAAAGGGAAACTGGTGTATTTACTACCGTAAAAACTCTGACCCACTTGTTTGGCATACGATGAAGATGCAGAGAAGCGATGGTGTTATCGTCTCTGCAAAAACATACGATGAAGTCTTCAAGTTCAATCGTTATAAAGAAGCTTGGGACTTTGCAAAGAATCTTATTACGGATGGTCTCGAACCTAAGTATGATGCACAAGTAAAGAGAGTCTGTCGTGCTAGGGGAGATGCGTTCTACCTTGCAGGAAATTAAGATATTATAAACTGTATCTAATTTTACAAAATTTGTAGTATAATTATTAGTACGTTCATTCGCTATTTGCGAATAGCGAACGGAAGTAAGCCGACTCGGAACGGATCGTTCATCTATGGAAGCACTCTTATTGACATGCCTACAGGCACAATTTATTATGGGAAGGGTAATGACACATCCAGAACTATCTCTTCAACAGAAGAATGATATCATCTGGGAAGTCAAACAAATGACTAGGAAAGAGTGTAAGATAGACGCAAAAGCCGACTGAAGGAACGCCCAATACCTAACCGTAAAGGAGCAAACCTAATGTCAATCGCAACCTATCGTGGTGTAAAGTACAATACTGAAACACCAAAGCAAGAATATCAGCACTGGTATTCTCAAACACACGCACCAGCACATCCAAATAATGTATATCGTGGCACACCTTACCGTCCTTGTAAGAACAGTGAGGTAGCAAAATGAACTGGTTGAATGTCATCCGTCAGCAAATGATCAAACAAAGAAAACTTCAAGAAGCGCAGTATTATATTGCAACTCTTGGATGAAATGTGGGGAGGTTCACACCTCCCTTTTTTTGTGTTATAATTAGTAGTGTCCGTCATGCTACCATGGATAAGGAAAGATTAAAACTTATAGTTAAAAACTTGAAGCTCCTGGTGGAATCGTTAGAATCAGAAGTATATTCTGATGTGGATGCATACAAAGCAGGTCCTAGGTCAGACAAAATATACTCACACGAGGACAATGACGATGATGGTTACCCCGACTAATGCTGATTGGAGATATCGTGACGATAATTTCCAGAAAAGGCATTTTATCCTTAGTGGATTTGTTAGAATGAAGATACCTCTGAACAGAGATGTTTATGAGTTTTGTGATTATATCATCAGTCAAGGATATCAATTTGATCTAGCATCTTTAAACATAGTCGATAAACAAATCCGAGAGGAGTTCCACAAGTATATGGAGTTGAATAGATGAGAATCAAGGACACTATTAAAGCAGCAAAGAAGGCAATAAAGCTTGCGGAAAAGAACCCGATGCTGTATAGTGGTGAGGAGATCCTCTACATGAAACGTGCTCTACGCATGGCAAAGGAAGATCTCAAACGCAAACGTGAAATGATGAGTAAAGGATTCAAGAATGACGCAACAACATGGATCAGTCCAACTAGTGCAAGTGACTCCCGAAGCGGAGAAGACGATGGGGTATGTAGCGAGGGTGAGCAACCCACAGAATCAGGACAACCCTAACGTTGCTGGTCTGCTGAAGTATTGTATCAAGCACCAGCACTGGTCTGTGTTCGAGCAGGCACACATGACCCTTGAGATTGAAACGAACCGTGGCATCGCAGCACAAATCCTGCGCCACCGTTCATTTACATTTCAAGAATTTTCACAACGCTATGCTGATGTGAATTGGTTGGAGACTGGCATTCCTGTACCAGATCTTCGCAGTCAAGATACTAAGAACCGACAGAATTCTATCGATGATATCTCTCCCGAATCCAAAAAGGATCTCCAAGCGTACATTACTAATCACTTTCGTTCAGCGATGGAGCTCTATAATGAACTCCTTCGTCAAGGCGTTGCTAAAGAATGCGCGAGATTCGTCCTACCACTAGCAACCCCAACAAAAATCTACATGACTGGCTCTGTTCGTTCATGGATCCACTATATAGATCTACGTTCCGCTCATGGAACGCAAAAAGAACACATGGATATTGCTAATGCATGTAAGCAAATCTTTGTGAAAGAGTTTCCTATTTGTGCTGAAGCGTTGGAGTGGAGTTGATGGCAACATATCCTGTAATCAATACTAAGACTGGCGAACAGAAAGAAGTTGTGGTTAGCGTCCATGACTGGGACCAGTGGAAGATCGACAATCCAGATTGGACTAGAGATTGGAG